AGTTCCGAAGCGCGGCCCGCCTTATTCACGGCGTCTTGCGTGCCGGAAACGCGGACGGTCTTGCTGAGAATCTGGCAGTAGTTGCGCAGGCGCACGGTCGGCAGCGCGGTGTTGGTGGTCGCGTCGTCTCCTTCGATCTGCGAGTTTGCAGCCGCAGCGTCCAGAGTGTCGGTCTGCCACTCGTGATACTGCGCGGTCGCCTTGCCCTTCGACACGTTTGAGGAGAAAGGGGTTTCGGTGGGCGAGATATCCCAGATGATGTTTTCGAGATCCTCGCGGTTTCCAATTGCTTGGTAAGTCTGAAAAGTTCCAGTAGGAGCAGGCATGATTGTTTATCCCAAAGAGAGTTTGATGAGTTCTTCAATAGCGGCTTTGTCTTTGCCGCCAGACTTTTTGACCTTCGTTCGCAGTGCTTCATAAGCGGATCGCTGCTTGGACTGCTCAGCAGGTTTGGCTCCCGGCTTCAATACCCTCGGGGCTACCGCGATCTTCTTGTCGGCAATCGGCTGTGCTTTCTGCGCGTTCCTGTATTGGTGCGCGTCATGCAACAGCTCTACGAAACGTGGGTCATAGACACGGCTCAGTTCATCCTCGGAAAATCCAATGTCTTTTCCGGTGGTGAAAAGTGCCGCTTGAAGCTCCTTGCTCCAGTTGGGAATCTTGGCTTTCAGCCTTTCCTCGGCCTGCGGTAACGCTTGGGCGAGTTTCTGCTGTTCTTCCGCGATCCTCTGTTGCTCAGTCGCTTGCAGTTGCGCTTGCACTTGCTGCTTTGCCGCGTTCACCTGATTAGCGCGATGGCTCATCCGGACAAACTCGGCGGGGTCGTTTTGGGCTAGCGCGTTCCAATCAACCCCGTTCAGTTCAGGCAATGCAACGTTCGTGATGAACGCATCCATCGCCTTTAATTCCTGTTCAACGCGAGAACGAACCTCGGAAACGGCCTTCATTGCTTCTTCTTGAGCCTGCTTCTTCGTCTGCGCGATTTCCTGCGTCTTGCGCTGGTAGTCGTCCTGGCGCATGTAGCCAAGCCTCAACTCGTCCAGCGTCACTTCGCGTTCTTCGGTGCCGTCCGGCTTGACCAGCGGCACCTTCAGCTTTACTTCACGAACCTCGTCCCATGCCGGCGGGGCTTCTTCGGTGGGTTCTTCGGGTGCTTCCTCGGTAGGCGCTTCTGCCACATCTTCGGCGGCCTCCTGCTCGGCTTCTTGTTCCTGCGATGCCTCTACGGGGGCTTCTTCCGGCGGCTTCTCAGGGGCTTCAATCAATCCCATTGCACCGGCAATACGATCATCAATGCTCGGTGCGACTGCTTGCGCTTGGTCGCTCATACATTTCTCCGTAACGGAACCGGGGGAACGATTCCCCCGGCTTCGCCGCTGTCTCCCGACATGGGCGGTTTAAATCAACGTGCGAACTTCTTTACCTTGTCCATCAAGGATTCGTTATGCTTCAGCAACTGCCCTTCGACCTTCCCGGCCTCGATGTACGCCTTCAAAAGTCCTTCGAACTTCTGCGCCACTTTGTAATGCCGCCATATCCATTCGCGGCCTTCCGTGTCTCTGGCCGGGGTAGCCTCCCACTGCTCGATGATCTCGGCCTTGATCTCTCTGAGAGCTTCCTTAACCACTTTCTCATCGAGTACCCGAGCGGCATCTGCTCCGCGCCTTTGGATCTCGTCAGGCGTCATGCAGTCAGCGCGTTATAGGTGGCCTGCGTCATCGGCAGCAGCCCCGTAGGATTACGGTCTGCGCTGTTGGCGGGGAGCCTGAACGTGTCGCCCTTTCTCCACCAAGTTCCGACAAGCCCCGCCGAAGTGTCGCGCCCGTTCTCTGGAACAATCTTGACGTAAATAACCATGCTCCCTCCTACATCAGCAGGAAAACCGTTTCTTCTTCATCTTCCAAGACCCTTTGCACAGCCTCATACAGCAGGTCAAATCTGTTCGCCATCACCGCATCCAGCGGTTTCCAGCCCTGCAAATTCAGCCTTTCAAGCGGCACATCGTCAATCGTGAAGTGAACCGGAGGCGTAGCTATCGCCCCCTGCTTCTTCTTGCGATTCTTCTTGACCGGCTCAACTATTTCAACAGGTAGGCTTAGCAGGAAGTCCCTAGCCTCGGCTGCGGTGTCGAAATCGTAGACTTCACCTTTGTATTCAGCCTGAATGCGTCTGCGGCTGCTTCCTGCGCCTACAACCCTTTCAACGGGCGGAGGTAGAGGGGGGGAGGAAACCTGCTGGAATGCTGGCTGGAACGGCCCTACCTGAAACGCCCCAGCCATAGCCTTACCTCTTAGTCAGCGTGCAAACGGTGTCTTGTGCGGCTTCTTTGAAGAACTGCAACGCATGCTGCTGATACTCCTGATTGCGCGTCGTAAGGGCTTGGTTCATCGAATAGCCCCAAGTCGCTTCAAAGTCGCAGGTGTAACCGTTCTTATTGAATTCCTTGTCCGTGTGCGGCGCTTGCGTCTTGCGCCACTCTTTGGACAGGTAATAAAAAAACATCTCGCTAATCGGGGGCCATTGGTGCGTCGGGTCGCCATACGCCCGATTACTCGCCCAATGCGGGGCAATCAAGGTGCATTTCGCGCCCTTCTTCATTACCCGGTGCATTTCGTTGAGAAACTGAATCCGCTCATTGGCGGTCAGATGCTCAATGAAGTGCGAGCAGTGAACCTCGGAAACGGAATCGTTCTTCCAAGGCCACCGCTTCCGAACGTCCATCACCTTATCAACCCCGGCCATCGCGTACTGGTCAACGCCGATGAACCCTTCCTTCTTGTTTTTACCGCAGCCGATATCGAGCCTGATTTCTTTCACCATGTCGTGTCCGTTGTGTGGTCGTAGTGGCCGACGAGAACATCGCAGTCAATCGCGCAGCGATATCCGTGCTTTCTCGCATCTCCCCAGAAGTAAAGATCCTGGGTGCCTACGCCGTCCTTACTCGCTATCGTCTTAAACCACGGCTTACGCAGCTTCGGGTCTTTGAACATCGAAATGCGCCACAGGTTGAACCCCATGCCCGTACCGCAGCACTCAATTAACTGTCCGGCCACCGGAGGCTGAGGACGGAAGTTCAGCACCGGGTCTTTAGGATCGCCCCATATCTGAGGGACACCGCCCTCGCCTTTCGTCCAGTACAGACCGCCGATACAGGCAAACTCCGGATGTTCCTCCATCCGCTTAATGAGTTTCAGCAGCCCGTCAGCGGGCGGGATGTTGTCGTGTTCAATCGTCAACAGGTACTCCCACTGCCCCAGTTCAGGGTGCGAGATGATCTGCTCGATTGAATCGCTGAACGCCTCTCCAACCTCCATCCCGATTGCAGCCATGCGGTGAGAGGCTTGGTTAGGAGGGAAGATCAAGCCGCAATGCGACAGATAGACCTTAGTCGGGATCATTTCCCCGGCAGGGATCAACATCGCAACGCGCTGCTTTTTCCAGCTAGCCCCTTTGATAATCCGTTGCGTGGATTTCGTGAGGTCTTGGTTATGGATTCCAGTCTCTACCAATTGAGGCTTCAAACAGGCTCCTATGCTTTGCGGATGAATTGAAAGTAGGGGACTAGGTTACTGGTCGTGACACTTATCTGCCCAACCGCATTGATGCTGTTGGTCGAAATAATGCTTGCGTTCGTCGTGAAGAACCCGGCTCCGGGCTGGCGCATGATGTTGCTGGTGTTCGTCGAACTGCCCAAAATCCCCCAGGTGATGTTCGTCTGAGAGATGAAGATGTTTGAACTAAGCGGGTTCACGCCGTTGAAAATCGAACTGTTGTTCGCGCTGCTCCAGCTTCTACCAATGCCTACCCAGTAGTCACCGGGTGATAGAGACTGAGCAAACGGGATATCAACAAACCTCGGCCCGGTGAAGTTACTCATGGCCGAACTGTTAATGACGTGACTGCCCGAGGAAATCCCGTAAGAAACGCCGGTTCCCAAGTTGGTCTGCACACCTGACTGCCCGAAGGAACCGTTTACCGTGACGGTCATCTGCGAACTGTTCGCCCCCGCCCCTATAGTCGTTCCGAACGAACCCGTTCCAGAAGTCGAGGTGAAGTACCGCAACGAGTTGGCACTAGCGCCTGTGCCTTGCGTATAAAGCACAAAGCCGTGCGTGTACCCCATCCGCCCGGTAATGGTCGAGTTCGCCACCGGAACCCCGGCAGTCGTCGGGGCGATAGAGCCAGACATCGGAAGCCGGATAAACCCGACCGACATATTCTGTTCCAACGAAAACGGGTAGATGTACATCGTGGAACTGACAGCGTTGAACGTCTGCGTTCCGTGTATTACGGGGACATTCTCGAAGAACGAAAGAGTCGCACCACCACCAGCGTTGACACTCGCGGTCATCGTAGACCCTGCCAACCCGAAGCTCACCCCGTTCGCGTTGCTGAATTGAACCGTTCCATCTGTAACAGTGACACCACCCGCCGCGATATTCGGGCCGGTCTGATTGATGGTTCCACCGCCAACCACGGACAGTTGCAGCCCGTTGCTGTTCAAGGTCGCGGTAGCGTTAGTCCCCGTGAAACCTGTTCCAACATAGCCCCTGGCGTCAAGGCTCAGGCCCGCACTGTTCACCGTCCAAGTGACATTCGACCGCGCCGTGGCAAGGCCAATCCCGTCATTAGAAGCACGCGCCGTGGTCAGACCGTTGTGGCTTGCAGTGATGTTCGAGCCGTTGATCCCAAAGCTGACCCCGTTCGAGTTCGAGAAGGTCAGAGCGGAGAGCAGGTTGCTTGTCGTGCCGGCAGACACCCGGATATTGCTTATCGTCGCGGCATTTGAAGCCATCGCGGTAGTCAAGTAGTTGGTCTGCACCGACCCGGTGATTACAGACCCGTTCAGGCCAAACGACACCCCGCTCCCGTTGCTGAACGTCAGGGCAGAGAGGTTATTGCTTGTAGACCCTGCCGATACTTTGATGTTCGTCAGGCCACCACCACCCGCAGGGGCAGCGCCGGTGATAAACCCGTTCGTCTCAAGCCCGAACGACACCCCGCCGCCATTGGAAAAAGCGCCGATAATCTCCGACCCCACGGCATTGAACGTCGCAATGTGTGCGCTGTTCCAGTGCTTGGGCTGGATCTCATACGCCGGATCGTCAGGCGTGGTCGCAGAGAGTGCGTGGGATACGGTGATAGGCATTAGACCGTTTGCACCCCTACAGCACGCCCGTTCTTATCCCTAACAATTACTTTGGGGCGGCTAATCGTCTCGGCTGCGGTGGCGATTGCCTTTGCTGCCTCAGACAGAATCGTCGATGCCTCGGAAATTGTCGTCGCCTCACGCTCGGTCTTTTCCGAATCATGCTTGCGGCCTTCCTCGGAATCCTTCAACTCCGATTCCTTCAGGTCGTTTGCGCGGTCTGCGACCTGCGCGTTCAGGTTCGCCTTGAATATCGCAAGGTCGGCCTCTTGCTGCGCCTTCCAGCGTTCCAATTCAATCTGCGCCGTGATCCGTTCACGCTCCATCGCAAGTTCTGCCTGCATCTGCGCGGCTTTAAGCTGGCCTTCCTGCTGCATTTGCGCGACTTTCATTTGCGAGTCCTGCTGCATCTTCTGGCCCTGCATCTGCATCTCAGCCTGTGCCTTTTGCTGCTCGGCCTGCATTTGCATCTGTGCCGGGTCGGGTTGCGGAGGCTGCGGAGGCTGATCTTCCGGGTTCGTCCAGAAGTCCTCGACGTTCTTAAATCCAGCGTTCTCCACAATCTTGCGCTGCGTGCTGTAGATGTTCTCCGGGGTCACAATCGGAAGCCCCATTTGCAGCATCTTGAACTGCGCTTCGGCAATCATCGCCAGTTGCTGGTTCTGCGAGTCCTTATTGCCCGAACCCAAGCCGACATTAATCATCATGTCGTAGGAATCCGCCCACTCCCGAGGGTCAACCTCGACCCATTCATCCGTCAGCCGGATAGTCATCGGGCGAGCGTTGTACTTGCTCACACAATGCAGGATCAGCTTGAAAATCGCCTTGACGCCCGTCTCTGCGAATATCCGGGCAATCAACTCTTTGCGCTGCTGCGATGCGTTCATGATCTGCGAGATGCCCGTCGCAGTCTTGTTGAGCGTGTTTGAATCAAGCCCCTGGTTATAACGAGTCACACCCACACGGTTCTCCATCACCGTATCGGTGTACTCCATCATCTGAATCCCTTTCTCGGCCATGAAAGGCACCACCAGAGGCCGCACCGCCCCGGGTGAATACTCGCGCACCACCCCGCCCGGACGCACCATCAACAGGTCATCAAGGTTGGCTTGCGGGGCACCCTGCGGCGTCGAAAGCACCGCCATCCGGGGCGCGTTCGTCAAATAGATGTTGTCCAGCGTCTGCCGCCAGAGCGTCGATTTAATCAACTGCAAATCCATCACCAGTTCAGCCACGGACTTTCCGTAGTGCTGGTGCGTCATCATGATTGGCGTGATCGCGGCGATTGGGATTACATCGACTTCTTCATTCTCCAAGACCAGACTGCCGGTTTTCATCACCTTGCGCAGTTCTGCGACGCCATCCCCGTCAAAGTCGCAGCGGATGTAAGCCTCGGTGACCCAAACCTTGCGCATCGACGGGTCGATTGAGGCGCTGTCCGTGGTCGTGTACATCTCCTGCTCGTCAAACTGCTGACGGGCCAGCCACTCCCCCGAATTCTCTACCGTGTCATCTTCATACCCGGCGGAATCAAGCTCTTTCTCGTCGTAACCCATCTCGACAAGCTGCGAAATCGTGCGCTTGCACCGATGGGCCACAAACGGGCAGTCCTGAAGCTCTACGCTCGCCTGATCCGCCGAAACAAGGATTTCCTCCGGGGGAAGGGGCTTTACGCAAACCTTGCCCGCCTTCTCCGTGACCTCGATCTGAACGTCATAGACCTCGGGCGGTTGCATGGGGGCTTGCATCGCCTCACCGACAGCCTGCGCCATTGGGTCGGGCTGCGCCGGAAACGTGGGATCAGGGTAGGACGTTACTCCGATCACCTCCACGTTGTCGTTCTTGACCAGTTCGGTAAGCTGAAACTGCGTCAGCCCTTGATACGATTCCTTGCGCTTCTTTTCGCTTTCCTCATACCAGACCTTCACATACCCGTTCTTCTGGATCAAAGCGTCCTTAAAAAACGAATACAGCACCGTAAATCCGCTGTTCTGGCGATAGAAGATGTAGTTACAGGTATCGGTAGCCTGCTGCGCGCCCTTCTCGTCTGACGGCCTTTCCGGAGTGAACTCTACAGCCTTATCCGAAGAGGTAAAGACTTTCAGCAGGTCAGGCAGCAGCCATTCAACCGTCGAAAAGACCTCGCTCGAAACAACTTGAGAACGTCCCTCGACCTCATTGCCATATACCTTCGAGTTGTAATAGTCGAGTGCCTTCTCTCGTTCCGCCGACAGTTCGCCATCGCCATAGCCGAGCGACCGCTTTTCTTCTGACTCAACCAGCGTCAGCAATTCTGTTTCGGTCATTCGGCGGTCTCCCAGGCCCACGCTTCGCCTCTAGCGCGGACAGTCTTTGTTCAAGTGATTCGATTTGCTTGCGGAGCAGTTCAATCATCGCCCCCTGTTCCTTCACCTTCTGCTGGAAAGCAATGCTCATACAATGCCCTTTGAAAGCTTGCTGTAGTCGATGGGCTTCATTTGCTTCTGCGTCCCATGCTTGAGCATCGCGCCAAACAGTTTTGCGGCAACGTATTGGTTCGCGTCATGTGGATGGCTGTACTCGTTCTTATCGGGCGCGTCGTGATAGCGTTCCTCGCTACCGGCGATCTTCATTCGGCGGTACTGATAACGGCCCTGATAGCCCTTGCGAAGCGTCTTGCAGCGGCTGTGAACCGTGAGCCTTGGCTTTCCGCCCGTCATGTTGTTCAGCACCCATCGAACCGAGCCGATGCGCTCAGAAAGCGTTTGCACCCCCGGCTCGATCATGACCCCCTTGCTATGCAGGATCTCAAAACAGGTTCTTTCCTCGGTCGGCTTGGCAGTTACTGACTTCGCCATGCCTGCCGGGTCGCCTATGTCAATCAGTTCCTTCGCCCACGGATATTTAAGCGCCGTGTGCTGGCTCACCGTGTCTGCAAACGAATGGATATCCAGATCCTCGGCCACCAACTCGTCAAACGTGTTCCAGCGGCCATTCGGCAGCAATTGAGAGAACACGCATGCCGGGGTAAGCCCGAAGTCCCACCCCCGGTAGATCACAACGCCATGCGTCGGCTCAATGTCCGCGCAATGCAGGCTGTCGTTGTATTCCGGGTAGACCGGCTTACCGTCCTTGATGAACCCATATTCACCGTGGACATAGACCCTGATCTGGTCTTGATCCATCGTCTGCAACAGGTTCTCGTAGTAGTTCGGCGGGAGATTCGGCTTGTTCTCCGCATCCGGTGAAGTCCCGCTTGGCTGCTTGAACAACACCGCGTTATTGGGCTTCTTTTCCTCAAATAACTGATACCACCAGCTATCACTATCCGGCGGGTTGGTATCGAGGATGATTCCAGGGTCAACGCACCCGCCGTCTTTTGCCGCAGGGAATCGCCCAACCCGGCCCTGCAAGGCTTGAATCACCGCCCAAGGCACTTCACGCGCCTCGTTAACCCATGCCCCGGTCAATTCCAACGAGAGCAGGTTAGATACGTGTTCTGGCCTATCCAGCGCACGGAACAGGATTTCAATCTCAAGATCCGGCGCAAGGCCCGCAATCAAATACTGGTGGTCGGTCTTGTTCCACACCCCAAACAGGTGCGGCGGTATCCAATCGTGGAACGTCTTGACCGTTGTATCTCGAAGCTGCGGGTAGGTGTTCCGAATCACCGCGAACCTGGCGCGACGCTTACCGCTTAGGCTCTTTTGCTTTGCCGACCACTTCACCAGTTCAATTACGCAGCCCGAGGACTTGCCAGAGCCAAACGGCCCCATCAATCCGCGAATGAATTTGTTGCTCTCGCTGAACTTCTTTACTGTCGGGCTGTGCGTGTAGTCGTAAACAATGTCAGCCATTGATAATCAGGCGGCTCGTCACTTCTACAGAGCCAGCCAGATCCACGCCCTGCACGGCCTTACCATCAATCCTGTCGCCAAGCTCTTTAAGAGCGGTCAGGTCGCCTTCGTCGCATCTTTGCAACAGCTTTTCGGCAAGCGCATCCAATGCGTGCTTTTGGTCAAGCTTGCTTCTGGCCTCTAGCGCACGATCAATCGCGGCCTTCCACTTTTTGCCTATCGAGGCGTTTTGATTACCAGTCGGGGCAGGCATGTTGTTTTTTTGCAACAGTTTGATTCATTTGCTTAGACTCCCTAAGGGTTGGTCTGCTCGATTCTTAACGGTGTCGCCTTATGAGGGATACGCAACAACTTCGCCACCATCTCTCTTTGTTCTGCTTTCGGGATTAAAGTCCAACCCGCTTCCCTAGCTTGGTAGACACGTGTTCTGTATGGGTTGGAATACCTAAACTCGACAATTAGCAGGGTTGTAAATGGCTCGAATGTGCTGCCATAAACACGGTCAATCTCAATTACTTTGTAGCTTTTAAATGGGACCTTTTTGCTTTTCGCCATTTAGAACGTCTGCTCGCAGTAATTTATCGCTTCGCGTTCTTTGTGCCAATCATTGGCATGATCTGCGTTTGCGTATTCGCTAAAGCAGGGCGTGCCGACTGTGTAATGCAACAGGTCGGCTTCTGGGTTTTCGGGGTATTCCATTGTCAGCCAGTTCCAGGACTTCGGAAGCTCGCCTATCTTGTCGTCATCTAACCATTGGAAACGGTGCAGTAACTTGCCATCCGCTTTTTCAATGTACTTAGGATTCAGAAACCGATTTTGGTAATGCGCACAGTTCCACAGAATCAGGCTTGACCAGTTCTTTCTCGGATAGTCCACGTTCTTCTGCCCGAGATACTTGATCGGGTGCTTTGTCTGGTAGTCGTGCTTAACGACTTGAACCGCCTTCCAGTGGTCGCGCAGTTTCCACAGTTCGGCTATGTCTGACTTGCACACCATGTCGCCATCAGCAAATATCGCCCAGCCCTTCCAGCCCATCAGGAACGGGACGAGGTATCTGCTAAATATGAAGTGATTGCTTCCGTCCCTCTGCCCGTCAAAACCGTTTAGCGTGTTTTTTGCCAGCGGGATAAAGGCCACTGGCACGCTTGAACGGCTGAGAACTGACTGGCAGAAGGCGTGATAGGCCACCGATTCTCGCGGGTCGTACCCCACGAAAATCGAAATTGGCCGCATCGTTTAAGGTTTAAGGCAGGGCTTGCCGGTTACTTCGGCTTGCAGCAGGTTGTACTTCATTCTCCAAGCCCCCTCGCCCCATTGTGAATTTGCAAGCTGCGCTCTCAGATACTCGGCCCAATCAATAGCCGCCAGGATCACGGCTTTGTGATCTGCACTGATTGCAGGATCGCTTAGCAGCTTGGCAAGTTCTTCGATTGGAGGCGCGTAATTGACCATATGTATTAGCCCCCGCGACTCTGGCCCTCGCTTATTTCGGTTAGGCGTAGAAGTTTTTTCGGGAGGCTGAATAGAAAAAGGCCACCCGCAGGTAGCCTTGAGATTTTCAGAGACAAAAGCGCCCCGTCCGGTTTGGGCGCTATCAGGAGGCTTCACCCCGCCCCCATCGAATTGTAGTGCTTAAAATTACACTGATGGCAATTTAGACAGTACTCTGCCACAGCAAGTTCACGAACGCAAGCAGTTTCTAGCTACCTTCAGACCGCAATTTATCCCGCATCTTTGCCCACGCGCACAGTTCCGCATATGCAATGCGTTTTAACACAGCTTCCCAGAACAGGGCCAGATCCCGAGTATAAGACGCCACCCCCGCAGCCTTAGCCCTAGACTTGTAATCCACCGCAGCCCGCCCTGAGCCTAAGCACAGAGGGCAGTCCTCGCCGGATAGTTCGTCCGTCCCGCCATCCCCATACGCCAAAGGCAGGAATCCCCGGCCCTGACATCGAGGGCAGGGGCAGAGAAGGAGTTCCCGAACAATCAACGCGGCCACCGGCAAAATGTCTACTTTCAGCCGAGTCCTGCGCATTTCACCACGGACGACTAAAGCAATCTCGGATTCCAATTCACGAACCCTGGCCGAAGAATGGCTAGAATCGCCCGCACAGCCCTCAAAGGCTTGCCTGAGCAGAACCCCTAGTGCGTCGGATTTGGACGCAGCAGCGGCCATTCCTGCGGCTTGTAGGGTGTCTGTATCGCAGCGTTCCTCCTTGTGGGAGAGGTCGCGGCTGTTGACTGCGCGGGATAGGTAGGTCATGAGTCCCCTTTTTGCTCCATCGCCCATATTTCCAACTCGACCGCGTGCTGCTGAATAAGCGCGGCCAGGGCCTTAACCTGATCGTGCTTATTCTGTGCGCACAGTTCGGCCAGCTTTGAGGCTGCGCGGTTGATGCCGCCGACGTGCTTTGCGTAATCAAGCCGCATTCGGGGCTTGCGGCTCGTCATTAGCGGCCATTTGCACGGACACCTTCTTAATAAACCGCTTCACGGTGTTGTAGGTGCGATTGGACTCTTTTGCAATTTGCGAGATCGAAACGCCATCCGCGAACTGCTGCGTCCATTTGATAATTTCCTCGTCCGTCACAAACGGGCCTCTAGCCATTTCGTTCTCCTAGCGTTGCGTT